CAAAATTGATAGAGTAGCCCCCAAAGACTCCCATCCCATTTTCATTGACCGTAGCGGCAGCGTCATCATTCTTCGGTGGCACCAACGAAGGCGCCGAAGATCGATTAAGAATTTCATTTTGAGAGAGAATTGAGTATCCAAATAATTTAATCGCCATACTATTATTTATGCTGCGTCATTTATGGACGTTTTAATCAGAAGATTAGGGGTTGTGGAGTGAATGTTGAGCTGAGGTACTGGAACTCCACGTCATACGTATGAAATTGACTATCGTTCTCATACGAGTATGACACTGCTCCAACCGACGTTGGAAACGCACTATAAAAATGATAGCGCCCTGTCTCTGCGTGTTTTTGATTTCTCGGTGTCAGTATAATGTCGGCATAATTTATCTTCCGCGTAAACGTAGCAACATCCCCCACTTTACCAGTGCCAATACGGGGGTCAACATCTCGGGCGCCGCGAACGTTTGACACCGGTGAATTGAATAATGATAGCCACGTTAAAAACTGGTCTCGCGTGACATACGATTCTGTGTTATAAAATGTCAGGGTCACTGGCGAAAACTGACGGGAGGCAGGAATTTTGACACTGCGCGTAAAGTATTTGACTTCTGCGGTATCTAATTGGGCAGCAGGCATGTTTGCTGCTTTACATAGCGATAATGAACCTTCATTAAAAAACCCCGGATAATCAGGAAGTGTTATCAAGCAATCGAAGAAAACGCCTCGCGAGAGGCCTCCTTCTTTTGCGACGGCTTCTTTGAATTTAGTAATACTGAAACGGGATTTTGGTATTAGCTTATCGACAGCTATGCCGATACCGGTACGCACTCCCTGTTCGATGAGATTCTTCAGTGGCATGGCACCCTCAGATCAGATGACGCATACGGGGTCATGATTTCATAATCAATAGGCAAGAGCGGGAGAGATTTCTCTCTCCCGCTGAATACAACATTACAGGGTGACAGTAGGATCAAGTAACTTATCAGCAACCCCACCAACACCAACCAACGACGGCTCCCAATACTGATACGCAAACTCGCAGGTGTAATCTTCAATCGCACCGTCGTTTGACCAGTCTAACGAAATAGGCGCCAGCGTCACAGGGAACAGATCCACGAACCTATAGCCGCGAAGTTTATCGCCCTTCTTACTGTATTGAAAGACTTCTCCGATTCCGGCATATCCACCGAACGTCGGAGAACTTAGCTTGCTCTTGTTGCTCTCTCGCGTGTTCATGGCTTCAAACCACGCTTCCAGTCCGCGACGCACACTAAAGGCCTCATCGTTCACAATGGTCAACGACAGGTTGTTAAACACTCGCTGTCCGGCATACTTGACTTCACGACCCGCGAACTTCAGTGTAATCGGGTTATGTTGTGTGCCGGGAATTTCAGAAATACGGCAATGAAATTTCATCTTATTCATTGCGATGACACTGGCAGCTCCGGCGGCACTAGTTAATAGTCCTCCGGGAAATGTCAAGGTCATCTCAAAGAGAGATGGTCGGGCGCCGCCATCAAGAAGCTGTTCTTTGAACTCGGTAATACTCGGAAATGCCATATCGTGTCTCCTACGTCTTATTTAGCCAACGTTAACCGAGGTTAGTAATAACTTCGTTGAACGACACATCTGACCGCACCGCAACGAAGTTCAACTGGATGAAGTTGATGCTACGAATCGGCTTGATGTAGATGTCGGCACGGAACTCGTTCCGATCCACGGCGTCCTGTGGATTGTTCGTTGCGTCGCAGACGATAAAGAAGTCTGAGATGCCTCGACGACCCTTGACTGAGCGCAGGAACGGTTCAATCGTATTGATGAACTGATTCCGTGTGAACTCATCATTCTGTTCAAAGAGTTGATACTTAGCCGAACGGTCAATCGTCTTTTCAAGCACAATGAAGAGGCGACGCACATTGATACGGTCAAATGCGCTGGTCTTCGATTGCATGGTCTTGTCACCAAAGAGGACCGTGCCTTCGCCGGGGAACGCCACGACGGGGTTGACCTGCTTGAGATAGAGCGAGTTACGATCGGAGAGCTTCGGATTGAACGCGAGCTTGACTGCGTTTCCAACCTTGTATTGTCCACGAGTGAATCCCGCCGGTGAAAACCACGACTCGGCCGTTTGGTCGGTGCGTGCCAAGAGACCCGCCGTATCACCATTCAGGGGAATCCAGCGATAGAGTTGGTTGTATTTGTCGTACTGATACTTCCAGCCACTATCCATCACCGCATAGCTCGAATTGACGCCTACGGCTGTACGGAACGCGAGCGTGTCGGTGACTTCAGCACCGGAGTTGTTGACCACGTCGGCTTTCTCGGGTGAGATGAACGCCATCACGTACTTGCGCGGTTCGGCGATGGTGGTAACGCAATAGGCAGCCACGGTAGAACTAGCTTCACCTGCCATCAGGAAGGAGAACTCAACGCTCTCGTCGAGGAACAAGTCCAAGCCGGCTTGTTTTTGGGCATCGCTTAATGTTTCTCCCGCAGTACCCTGGCTCAGCGTCTCCTGAGTCAGTGCAGTCGCGACTGTAAAACTGGTTGCGGTGCCATTGGCCGCAATCACATTGGCGCCCCAGTTCGTCGATGCCGTGGGGTGAGCTAACCACCAAACCCACGCTGACTGATTATTGATAACATCCTTGTAATACACCTGTTCACCGCTTGCAGTTCGGCCGTCGGCGGCTTTGCTCAGAGCTTCGAACTTCTCTAGCACCGTGTTTGCCGTACCGCTAATCGCGCCGGTCTTGTCCACCACAACGATGTGGATTTCGTCATTGGCTGCGCCACGGGCGCTGGCAAAGGTAGAGGTACCAGGCGCGGCCTGGAACAGGTTCGCATACCCCCACGCATCGAAGACGCTGTTGTTCGCACCACATACCTCAACACGCAAGGCATTACCCAACGCACCGGGATACTTGGCTGCCCAGGCACCTTTACCGGTAATAGTCGAGTTTTCGTAGTGGTCATCATTCTTGATGAGGACACCACCCGCACTCGTGTTGGTGTTGGCGATAGCATTCAACCCAGAGGTATTGGCCGCACGAACGACCCGCAGGGTGTTACTATATGCCAAGAAATTCGCCGCCGTGAAGAAGCTCGTGGCACTCTCGTTATTCGGCTTCCCGAATTTCGTCGCCAACTCTGCTTCCGATGACACCGTGGTCACTTCTAACACAGGACCCCATGTGAATGAGCCGCAAACGGCGCCTTCGGTCAACGGCACCTGTGTGAGAGAATCTGACCGATCAATTTCGTTGATTACTACGCCTGGACTGACTTGCGTTGCCATAGGATGCTCCTCGTTAGTCGTAAATTATTGCACATTTGCATGTGCCCAATAAGTCACTTGATATTTAGTAAACCCTCTTCGTTCAGTGTTAACCCACAAAAAGCTTAACGAAGAACCCAATAAGGGTCGTCATCGTCGATGCCAAATATTCCTACCGGAGTAGGTCGTTCGTCGCCCAACTCAATCGGAATGGGATTGTCCTTACTCTCAGTCACGAGCCGAGTATAGACATCGAGGGCCCGTGTCGTCGTAATTTCGGCAAAGTTAGGCTGAAGGGACACCCACCCGAGCATGACCAAGGGCATCACCAAGTCATCGTGGTGACCGACTTCGGCCATACACTGCGACCCGCGTTGCACAAAGACCGATAGTTGCTGCACGACTCGGTGATCGTTGAGAATCAGATGCTGGTTTTCTACCAAGGTTTTGAGCACCGCACATCCTGACCGCTTGACTCCGGCGGTCATACGAAGTCCCAAGTGACGATTCATTTTGGAGTTGAATGTCAGTCGTTGTCCCAATCGCTTTTCGGTGACCGCAGTCATGAGTTTCTCATATTCATGATCACGGGAAAGGATAAACGCCACGTCCCGTCCAATATCCATCACCTCGACCATCAGCCACGGATTGAAATACCGAAGGGCATATTCCATAATGACCTGTGGAAACTCCATTGTGGTGATGCGATTATTGGCATAAGTTGCGACGACGCGATACGGCATGTCCGTCACGTCGACGATGACAAAGGCCGAATAATCCAGCCCCTGCCCCGACGCGGTATCGACCGTCATTACATAAGACCGCGTCGAATCGGGAGGAACAAATTCAAAATAGCCTGTTTCGGTTGTGGCGATCGGCTTACTGTGCGTAAGGGTCTGGAGAACCTGCGAGCGAATCAAGGTATACGACGTCGAGAGGAATGAGCATTCATACTCTTGCGCAAACTTCTCGGGCCCGCCGATGTTTCGTGCAGTGTCTTCTTTCCATCGTTCATCACGACCCGGCACATCCGACCAGTGGACAAACAATGGTTTGAAATCGTTATCACCCGATTGAGCTTCACTCCAAAATTTATGAAACAAGTTCATACCATTGGGGGTGGACACGATAATCAGCTTTGTCGTTTTACCAGAAGTAATCGTCGGGAACGTAGATGCATAAAACTCATTTGCAATATTTTCAGGGACGAACGCAAATTCGTCGAGCAATAAAATATTGTAGCTACCACCGCGCACGGCGCTCGATGAGGTTGCGGCAGCAAAACAGGAGGCGCCATTTGCCAACTCAATTTCCATCTTGGCCCAACTAACCACGCCCTGCTGAAGAAAGCGTGGGAGGTTTTCGTAGGCGAGTTTCAGGCGACCCAGCAAATCAACGGCGGTTTTTTGTTTGTTCGCCGAGATACAGGTGCGCACATTCGTGTTGAATAGAATATACCACAAAAAGTATCCGATGACCGTGGTTGATTTGCCCACCTGACGCGAACACATGGTGATGGAATATCGGTTCTCGTGGTAGCAATCAATCATGCGTTCCTGAAACGGCCACAACGTGAACGGCACCAAGCCTTTATCGACTTGGATAATTTTCATATAGGTTTTAATGAAATAGGTGGGATCCTTGCTACACTTCACGAACTCCCGCAACTCCTCGACCGTGTAGTTATAGGTCGCGTCGGCGGGAGGAAGGCCATGATTCCCATTATATGTGTCGATGCTCATAGTATTACTGCCTGCTTGGATCGATAAGTTTTAATAGTTCGTCGGGAGACCCGTTAAACACAATGCCTTTATCAATGTTGACCTGATTGGCCGGTGTTGGGGGTTTCATCGTCAATCGAATTTCTGCGGCAGTTTTATGGAGATTCTGTAACTCCCGATGTGATTCCAGTGTGGCTCGCACCAAATCGCCCACGGCTTCGAACGACCGCGGCGTGTCGGTTTGTTCAGCTACCTCGACCGCACGATGGAGAGTATTTTGGGCTTCAACCGCAACCGACTTGATAGCCCCACGCGAAAATTCAAAATCTTCGTTCGCCTGACGTTCTGCGATGGTCTGTTCTGTAGGTGAAACAATAACCGCCGGTAATATCTCAGACGGCACTACCACTGTGTCGGTAAACGTATCCGTTGTTGTTGTAATATCAAACACGGCATCTAACGCCAGCCCCGTATCTTTATTCATCTCACCCTCACATGCTATTCGCCGATATCGTCATCCGTGCCTAATATAGGATAGTACTGCTTACCGTCTACATAGTCGGTAATCGTTGTGATACTATCTACCGGCTTCACGGGAAGCGCGTCCAGTGGATCTGGCTTGATATCAATACGCACCTGTCGCGCAAAATCCCGCACACTAATGATACTGGATTCGTCCAATAGTCGCCCTGTTGAATTTTCGAGTTCCAACCGATCCAGCGCATCTGTCAGTAAATACGTTGGGCCTTCCATAAGGGTCGCACTAGGGATTTCATACAAGTCCACCATAATGTGTCGAATAATGTTTGGCGAAAGGGCAGATACCGGCCCATACAGCATGGCTGACATCGAAAACCCAAACGTCAGAATAATTTCTCGTGAGGATTCAAGACCGGAGGTTTCATAATTATCCGTCCATTGCGGAGATCCGCCCTCCAACACAATCCGTGTGCGATCGAGGAGTCCTAACGTCGGAATGAGCCGCAACAACAACGAATGATCCGGCGCAAACGTCGGAAGAATCTGCTCTGTGATTTGATTGGCATCTTCCAGACTGCGAGTAATCGCATACAAATTGAACGACAGCACATAGGGGGTGCCAACAAAAAACCGTCGAGCAGTAGTCAGCGCGGCGTCACGCGCCGGACGGGTTCGCTGATTGAGAGAATTCAGTTTTCGTGTAGGGTCATACCGCATCGCCGTCATTTCAAACGCCAGTCGGGGCAACGTAAATCCTACCTCGTTTGTCAAATCGGGGTCTTGACGCATCCGATTCAACCAGCCTTCGCGGGCAGAATATTCAATCGGCACCACAATGCGCTGTAGCTCGTCGTCCGTCGTATCATTTCGTAGCAGGGTAATATTCTTAAATATGGACCCAAACGCAATGTGATACTTTCGCAGCAGTTGATGATAGAATGGAGTGAACATCGTTAACTTCCCCCAAAGATACGATGAACTTCGCGGGTGTCAATAATGTCGTTATCTTGCTCATTTAGATATGCGTTGTCGGCAGTTTTAGAGGCCGGAAGCAAGAGTTTATTGGGCGCCTCGCCCAGATAATATGACGCAGCAGAACTGGCGCCGCGCACGAGAGTTTCGGTGACAAAATCACCCGTGAGGTTACTGATACGCAGCACAAGATTCGTCGCGTCCCACGATACCACTACACCCGAGGCAGTCGCGTCGGCCAATGAAGGGCCCTGATAGACCGACTCGGCTTCAGTATACGTGCCGCTACCAGACGCAGCAGACAATTCCAAATCCAATTGATATTCGAATTTCGGCGCCAATGCATCCACATCTTCATCGCCGGTCTGTATCAATTCATGACTGTAGTTCCAGCTTTCGCAGGTGACACTATAATGTGTCAATTTCCCTAATGGG